CCTCTACAGTCCTGGTAAAGACCATTCCCCTTGTAGGGGTAACTATCCCAACTAGCATATTCTCTCTTAACCAAGTCTCATCGTTTCCCTTTATTTAGATGTAACGACTTCAACTCAGTTTCCAAATTAGCTCTATACTCCCATTCTAAGGGTAATATAGTCGTCAGCCCTATCCCGCCCGATTTTATTGTTCTTTTCATTGTTTGTAATTTCCTATACTCGATCGCTATTTGAGCCTGTCTCTTTTTAAGTCTCAGATAAGGTGCTACAGCTTTCAAACATTTATCTAATTCTTTATTTTGTATAACCCATTCATAATAATCAGACCAATTAGGGTTCTGGTTATGCCGTTCCCTTTTATAAATCCACCCGCCCCATATTGACTGAGCTTCTCTCAAAAGTTCGACCCCATCTACTAATGCTAATCTTAACCTCATGCTTCTATAGACCTGACTATTAGTGGCACTCCCTTTGTCAATACTAATAGTACCATCCCCATCTATCAATCCAGCAAAGTAAGCATTTTTCCATGATGCTTTGTTCCAGGGCACATTCCCTGGTTTAAACCCAGCTCCCCAATCTGAGGGGTTAAGATTTTTATGAGCTAAACTCTTTTTAAGTTTAGTCTCCGCAGAATCCCTTCTCCCCACGTTGGCATCAATCATTTTAGAGAGTGCCCCCTTTGTGTGGGTTTTCCCATACATAGGGTTATCTTTGCCGCTATATTTATTTAAATGTGCCAGCCTGTTCTTTTCTTTCGCCTCTTCCCCTTGAGGTGTTCCTTTATTCCAGGCTTTCTGTCCTTTTATAAATGTCATGGTAGTTTCTTGAGGAGAGATTTTCTCCCTCCCCAAGATTCTACCAAATCAAATACGTAATGTCAACCTAGTCTAAAGACTATAGGTTTGCTTACGATCTGATTTCTACACCGAAGGTTGCCCTTGTAGTGGTAAGCCCGTATATCGCATCAACAACAACAAGCCATGCCAAGGATTCAAGTCTGTATTGTGCTTGTAATCTTGGAGCCTGTTGTAAAGCTAGTGCCCAAGCATCTTTATGAATTAAGACGTTGTGGTACTGAGTAGGAGTTCCAGCCGTAGATGGAACTTGGTTAGTGTAATAAACGGGCATGCCGTAAATTTCACCAAACATATACCTACTATTAGGACCTGTCCTAATCATAGAAGGCTGATTCACAGAACCAACTGCGTCTGCTCTAACAAATTTATCAATTGCTAGAAGTGCAGTTAGTTGGTAAGTGTGCAGAATAAAAGCCCGATCCTCTCTAGGAGCGTTAGCTATATTCAAAGCCTGATCTGCTTGTAACAAAGTAGCGTCGTCAACATCTGATCCGTAATCACCGACATCAGTGTTAGTTAAGCCCGTATAAAGGCCTAACACATCAGTATCAATCTGTTCAGCAACACCAAACCCGATCTTTTGAGCGTATAGGCTCCTCATATCATAGTTTGATTGAACAGCTGCGATATCTTCGATTTTAACAGCCGCATAATAGTGGCTGCTAATGTTCAAAGTAATTGCAGTTTCAGTGTTAGCTGTAGCAGTGACATCAACATCAGCAGATTTAGAAGTAGCTGAGATGTTAGCAAGATTAGGAATTTGTAAAGTTTGACCTTTAGCCCTAACTTGGGAATCGAACCGTCTAACAAGCCCTGCTGCGACAAGCGCATCCTCAGCTGCTAATAGTACCTCTGTTGACCAAATTGTTGGTGCAAAAACGTCAGATGTAGTTGTAGTAACATTTGCCATATAATTTATCCACCCCCTTTCAAATTAGGTTTAAATACTCACTTGAACAAGAGGTAGGGAAATTATTGTTGGTTAGGAGTTTGCTCAGACAGAACTTTATTAATTAAAGTCTTGTTTTTAACATACCACTCTTTGCCGTCTGACTCCTGCAACCTAGTTTCTATAGATTCAGGTGTCCATTGTTCCTCTCGAACTGTAGTCCGAGTTGGCCTTAAAGTGGTAGATCGATTCGCAACTGGCTGTCCGCTAGCTACTTCTCCAGGATACATCTTTTCATAGACATCTTCTGGCATATAACCTTGGTATTGCGGATTTCTTTGAATGAAATCAGCATATTCAGTACGATCAAACTTAGCTTTCCCATCTGCACCGTTATGTCTATTTTCTAGTTTTTCAAGTTCAAAATTCCAAACTAGATTACCGATGCGCTGATTGACTAAATTTTCTACTTTCTCGTCTGTAGAAATACCAACATTCGCTAACTGCGAAACAGCGTTCCTAACTTCTGGGCTATTTGGGTCAATCCCCGCTGATGGAATTGATGATTGGGATTGTTGCTGAGAATATACAAAATTTTGTAATCTCTCTGCTCTCGCCCGTTCATCGTTCCGCTCCCGAATTAGATCTCTAACTCGTGTTTGGGTATCACCTTTCAACCCATTAAACTCTACCTCTTCAGGACTTCCAGGAACACCTGCACCTTGAGGGTTGACAGGATCTGTCGGCTCTGGCGTTGTTATTTCTGCTGGTGAGGCAGGAGGAGTGTCCGCAATCTCGCTCGTGTCATTTGGATTCAAATTGACTCACCTTCTCTCTCGATATATAGGTGTACGATCCCCTATTTTATATTGGTATAAGTACCAGAGCATTTAAGGAATTGCTCAACCTATCTCTGACGTTCTGAGATAAAACGACTTTTAACCAGTAACATTATTTAAATCAGTTATCTTCATAGCACCCGTTGGTCTGAGATCACTCTCGGGCCCAGCTTTGTATGCTGAATCTAATTGAAAATTTGTGTTAGATGGTCCGGCATTAACTCCAGGGCCTCCATTAGCAGTTGCTATCTCTGATGGACCAGGATTAGGTTTAAAACCTGCACTATCACCACTAGAATCTGGATGTAATACTTTACCTCTTCGTGTTACTCCGCCTTCATATACTCCCATAATTTATCCACCTCCTTTAATAATCTTCATTCGTCAACATCCCAAATCTCTCTCTGAGAGAATACTGGGCTTTTTCCATATTATCAGGATCATCTTTTTTAGTGGGGATAAATGCAGCGTGGATATCAGTGGTCATAATCTCTTTACCATGCATCTTGGCATGTTCAGCCCAAACATCAGGGAAGTTTTGTTGGTTAGATACATCTACTTTAAAATATTTTGGATCAATCATTTTATTTTTCTCTTTGTGGTCTCCAGCCTAGCTTCCTCAAAGTCCCAAATATATATGCTCCTGCCCTATCTTTAGATAACCCCTTCTTCTTAGCCTCTTTCTTTAGCTTTTTTTCTAATTCCTCTGGCATATTTAATATGGCTTTGGTTTAGGTTTGCGCTTTCCCATAAAAAAACCACCTCAACTATCTCTAGTCCTGGTGGGTTTTCCCTGTTATCCAAAATCTAAGTAAAGTATATACTATTCTGTCAATGTCAACAAGCAACAGTTAAATACTAGGTTCAGTTGCTGGAGCCATCGCAGAAGCAGCTTGGTTAGTATTTTGCATCATAGATTGAGCCATATCCTGTTGAGGTAATCCCTGTCCTGGAGGTAATCCGGGAGGAGCCTCTTGTGGTACTTGACCTGGCATTTGAGCTGGTTGTTGTGGTTGTTCTGATGGAGTAGTCATCCCTGGCTGTCCAATACCAGCTTCTAACCGTATTTGGTGTTCTTCTATATGTTCTCCTACAATTTGATCCATTCCCCTACCTAATGCTTCTTGATGAAGGGCAATATGGACTAAATGATCGTCTGTTGACTCAACTGGAGGCTTTTTACCCTCTAACATCATGTCATTCTCGGCTATAGCCAGGTCATACTGGTCAACTTGTTGTCCCTGACCTGGTTGTTGGTTCTGAGTAGCCTTTTTGAGTATCAATTCAGACCTTGTTTGGTGAATAATGTCATCAATATCCCCAAATTCCAGTAACCTCAGAGCTGTCTTTTGGTCAATTAGACCAGTTTGGTAGTAGGTTAGAACTTTTTGTTGTAATGCTTCCTTGGTATACCCCAACCAAGACCCGATTGTCACTCTAATATTGTTATCATCAGCGATTTCAGCTACATCAAACCAATCTGCACCGATTTTAACCTGTCCAGGGCGGTTTAGATTGTCTCCAGCCTTCTTTTTATTACCAGCAAACTTCTTCCCCACCACTGCAAAGTACTTTTCATCGCCCTCTCTAACCCCTAAATCTTTAATCACTTTATATGAACTGTAGTTTTGAGCAATCTTTTTAAGGATTTTCATAGCTACTTCGGTTAAGAAGTCTTCTAAGTTGTCCACTAGGTCATCTTGACCCGTGGCATCACTCTGTTTAAGTTCAGCAATTCCGATTCCTGTCCTCACGTTAGTGGGGACCGCCCCTAATGAGGCTTCATGGACGGCCGCAATATCCATTGAATACTTAAACATTCTATTAATTTGCTCTGGCACTGCGCTAGGAAGCATGGGCATATCCATCGCCTGAATAGTGGCTCCTCTATTTTTAGTAATAATCTCCCCATGAACATTATGGATAGCTCTAACTCCAGAATCTCTATCAACTACAATTCGACCCTTAGCTACTCTGGTGTTATATTCCAGAACAGATGACTCTAAGGTATTAATAACCCTATTGATTGTCATGACATGTTTCATCCATGATTCACCGTAAATCTCCTTGGGGACTATATCCCCGCGATAAACTATATAATCCTGCTCATCTTCATCTAACTCTTTGTAATACAGTGGGATGGTATTCTGATCTGACCAGATACACTGGACTGTATAGATATCCCCATTCTCCCGATACTTTCTCCACTTCCCTTCTTTCAAAATCAGATAAGAAGAACTATCTTGCTGACCTGTTGGGATTACTCTAGTAGATTGGATCATAAATTGTTTCTGAGGTGAGGCAGCTAAAGCAGATTCCCCCGATTTAATCTCTTTTCTAGCTTCCATATTAAAGGTTGGGTCACTTAATACTTCTCCTACAGGTCTGCGAACTGCTTTAATCATGTATTCAGCCTCGTTAGGATCTTCTGCTAGGGGATCAATATAGAAGTCAAAAGGATCGAGTAACCAGATCTTAATCTCCTTGGTTCTCTCGTCATAGACAATCTGCCAAGGGCCTCCGATCGAATACATCAAAGCCTGAACGATAGTCTCTTTGATCTTCATCTTGAGCTTTAATTTGTCAAAATAGTAATCTAACAATCTCTGAGCATACCTAGCTTGTATCTTAGCCTTCTCGTTATTAGGGACAGTGGGGAGTATCTCAAATTTAGGTCTGAATGAAGTTACTTGATTACGGATAGCCCGCATATAAGCCGCTGTCATATTGACTGGTACGAAAGCTGATTGTCTAACAGAGAGAACAATTGTCTGGGTAGAAGGTAAATACTTAGAGAATTGATAACCTCTCCAAAACATATTACGCCCCAACCATTCTTGGTCATATCTTCTCCTGGCATTTTCAGCGGTTTGGAATGAAGTCTTAGCTGTATCAGACAGAAACTTCATCTGGTCTTGCATCTCCATAGTCGGAGAATTAACCCCAGTATCGTTCTGCTGGATAGTCTGTAATGGATTATCTATAGAGGTCTTTGAAACCTCATTAGTTGGAACACTCTTTGGTTTTTTCTCTGACTTAGCCAATCTATAAATCTTTCTCTCTCTTTAAGTTACAATCTGCTCATCTGGTTGCGATATCTCATTGTCCTCGAAAGCCACTTTTGTGTCTCTGGTAATGGGAATTCTGGAAATCATATCCTCTAACTCTCGCTGCCTCTCTTCCTCCTCTTCTTGTTCGATCTCGTTTTCAATGGGCATTGGGGTTACGGGACTTTCCATGTGGAGAGGTCTTGGTTTAGCCATCTCAGCCATCTTCTCAAGATGTTTTAAATAATCAGTTTGGGTTTTCTGCAAGAGATTATCTTTTAAAGTAGTGGTTTTCTCTAAAACTGTGAGCGTAGATTGTAATCCAGCTAACACTTTATCTGTTACTTGGGTATAAAGACTTTGTTCGATTTTATTGACACGCATTTCTTTAAAATAGAAGTAAGCTACAATTATGGAGATTAAAACTAGGTTAGATAAGATTAAGGAGATTTCTATCATAAATTGATTATATCACTCTTTATTTGGTAAGTGTTAGCCTTCGATATAGCAACATAGTCAATTTTGCCATCCCTAACCACTATCTTTAAAGATAATTCCCCATATCCCTCATTTAAGAGTTGCTTTAATAAGGTCGTAAACTCTTGTAGCTTTAATTTATCCATATCTCGTACCTAAAGTGTAATCTACATTACAAAATCTACATCACCACTAGTGAGATCTCCGTCATCCATCCCAATCATTGACTTAACCACTACATCTTCACTCTCAATCTCATTAGAGCTAGAGGAGAATGGGCTTCTCAGATACATTTGTAATGTTATCAGGAATGATATCACCCTGTCATCAAAGGCTCCTTGTGCCCCTCTACCTTGTCCATCTGGATATCTGACAAAACTCATCATTTCGTCTATTAGCTGGTCATCATAGATGGTTACACGACCTTCCCTAAGCCATCTACCACCCTCTTCAATCATTAAAGGTCTGGTGAAACGATCGGTGTACCAGCCAAGTTTTGGAGTTATCTTGTCAGCATCTAAACCAATCTTCTCCTGATAATATAGCTTAGGATAATTCAAGTCTCTCAGTGTAACTAAGGGTAGTAACCCCTGGTGGTTTCTCTCTACTCCAATAAAGGCAGTGTAATAATATCTGCCCAGTAGATCCATTGCATGACCTAGCTGATCTCCAGCCATTCTCCCGTGCCAACTAGCCACTAACTCAGCCGATTTCTTGTCTAAGACATAAGCACTACTAAAGTCAGTTCGATTATCTTTCTCTCCCGTTTGGTTCATCTCTAAACCTTCAGCCACATCTACGCCAATAACATAATCATGTCCTTTAACTGGTTCTTTCCAGATCTTTAGATAGCCCTTGGGGTTCTCCTCAAAGAACGGTTCATAGGCTCCGATTAGATTGCCAATTAGTTTTGGGTCAGTACACTTAAGCAGATACCTCTTTAACATGGTTGGGGACCAGATTGGATTACCAGAAACAATGAAAGCATCGCTAGCTGTTGCTGGATATTCCTGATTAAAGGAATCAATATTACCACCTAATTCCTTAATCTTCCGTCTGCGCCAATTAAGTTGTTCACTAGTTAAGTTATAGACTCTAGCTAGCTCCTTCTCCTCCTCTGTATATTGAAAACCCTCATGNATGGGGTGAGAATATTCNTTTAANAGGAACCAGGGTAGGAAGTGAGGTTTAAAAGTGGTCTCCCCATTCTCTGCTTTCTTCCAAAGATTATGACCATAGTTACCAACACCATTAGCAGTGGTTTCAATGAAGATCCTACCTTCTGCTGGNACNGCCTGTAACAAGACCTGTCATTATCCTTTCCTGATCGGTGTAGAAGTTTAACTCGGAAATGTGAAGGTTTTGGATAGTTTGTCCTCGACCAAAGGCTTTTGCACCAGCAGTACCGATATAGAAGACAGAGTTTTTCTCCTCATTAACAATTTCATTTTTGGTGTTGTATTTGAGTTTATATGGCAACTGTCCAGGGAAGGTTTGTTTAAGGGACTCCAGATAGAACTTAACTTTATCCAGTAGCTTCTGGGTAGCTCCAGTCTCATGGGAGATCACTACACAGGTGACATTCTCTATCATCAAGAAGTCTATGGTGAAGAGTGCTAGTATTAGGCTGGAGATTCCCTCTTGTCTAGCTTTTAAAATGTAATCACGGCCAGTTAGGGAATTAAGGATTTTAAGCTGTGGTTCGTTTAATTTGAAAGGTCTAACTGTATTACTTTTATCAACAATGAGAAAGAGCTTCTCAATAGCTGCCTGGTAATAGTTACTGTCTAACACCAGGTGATTATACCATTACTTAGCTATCCCTCCTGTACACTTCTCACATTTTCCTCCCTTGGTAACATAATGTGGACAATATTTAGACTTGGTTTTGTTAGTTACTTTTTTACGTAACTCTTCTATAGTAGGTCTTGTCATGTCATGTTGCTGGGTTGCAGTAGTAGGTACTTTGCCTAGAGCGAAATCAAACGCCCCGCCGACTATATTAACTTTTTTAGGAGTTCCTTTAACTAAATGCTTTGGATCAATCTTAAAGTTCTTTCTCTTCTCAACCTTGGTATCTTCAGGGAGAACTAGATCAACTCTCTGTACTGTCATGTCATCTGTTGTACCACCTTGTGTCATATCCCCAGGTATACCCCCTACCTTAGGGTTGCCAGGATCATTACCAAAGAGCTTGGTTCTAAGTAATCCTCTAATGAACTCTGACTTCTCATAGCTATACTTAGCACAGTGATCTGTTAGCTTTGCGGATAGTTCATCGGGTAGAGAGAGTAGTAGCTTAGCCATATCTAATGGATATAATATATCTTTTAGATAGCTATGTCAATATGGAGTATGTATATCTTTTAGATATACTAAATTAGATTTTATATACATAAGAAATACATAACTTTACTCCATGCCTAAATCTACATAACTAGCCCAAATTGATCCTGAATACTTTTCTAAA